GCCTTTACTAGTGCCATCACCCACTCTCTCCAACAGCGTGTTATAGCTGACCGGCTGCAACTTAAAAGAATCGGCAAATATGTCGGTGATGTAGTTAAGCTCTGTGCCGCTAGGTACGCTAAGGTCGTATTCATTAACCCCAGCAACGGCAAGAATCTCTTCCGGCTCAGGAATATAAACACCAGTACGCTTGCAGAACTCAATAGCAGAATCCCTTACCGCTCTTTCTATAATAAAGTCGGGGGCGCCATGGCATTCTGGTCTAACAATTTGTGCAAAATCTAGAAACTTCATTATCCACGACCTTGATTTGCATCAGGCGTAGACGGCGTCGGAGTTAGCGCCCCATCAATCTGAGTCTTAGACCCAAGCGCAGAGCTAAACCCTTGGTAGTGCATCGCGGCTCTTTGGGCATTTCCTGCAAACTCTGAGTCCTTTTGATATGACCTGTACAGGACGTAATCCAAAAGACAGTTTGCGTATATATCGTCGAGCGATATAACCGTTGTGTCCGACCCAAAATTAGAAATAGCTATTGCAGTAGGTGCTGAACTATATAAGATTTCTAAAACAAATGAACTTAGAGCCGCTGGATAAACATAAAAGTGCTTTGGATCTGCGGGATCAAAAATAAAATGTTCTACTTTGCGAGTGGTGTCGGCAACAGACTGATGCCAGTCCGGAAGAGTCTCGTCGAGTATCTTGCGATCAACTTGCGTGACCGCTCTACCACCAACATTTCTTATAACATTAACTAATCGCAATCCGGTAGACGGGATCGTCTGCTTACTGCCAGCAGTGCAGGTCATGGTAGCATTCTGCATGTTGGCATCTGGGCGCAAAAGCACAATTTCTTTTTGAGCGTCGTTAAAAAACTTTAACAGTTCAGCCTCTGGGAAGCGGACATGAGTGCTGTCCTGCAAAATGATCGATGCCCGATCAATTATATCTACAACCTTAGTTGTCGCCATCATCTGTCTCCCATTCTATAACCTGTAAATCGGGGTTCCCCGCGAATAATTCGTTGTATTCAAATACATTGCCCGTAATCACATTTTTTACGAACTTCGGTACAGGAGTTTTTACTTCCTTCTTTGGATTGTTCTTTGATGACTGGAGTCGGTTGATTTGATCTTGTAGCTGATCTAGAGATAGTCGACGGTCTAACTTGACGTCATGCTGCTCTAACGCTTCTTGGTACAAATCATCTTTCTTTGTTGCAGTCATTTTTAATTCACCATGTAGGTTGCTATGAAAGCGACTAGCGCGGAGAACACAATCCACCCTGCTCTTTCATATAGTTTTGAGGCTGCGCTGCCCTGCTGAACAACCGTTTCAAGGTCGCGCTTTTGCTCTTCTAACCAGTCCAGCCTTTTTTCATGCCGGTCTAGCCGCTTATGTATAGATACGACTCTTTCGTCTACACGGGCAATTTGACCCACTAATTCGCTTAGCTGGTCTAACTTGTTTTCTATTCTTTGTAAGCGCACTTCACTTTCCATAAGTAGAGAGGAGAGAGCCGAAGCTCTCCCCTCGACCTATTACTAAGTCCACTTACCTACTACGAGAGCGTCAGGTACTACTACCTTGCTGCCGTATACTTTCAGACCACGAACCTGATCGCCGAATGTAGATTCCATTCGTTGGGTTTCAGTGTTGGTGAACTGAGAAGCAAAGCTGATTGCTTTGGGGTGACCAGCAAGAACGTGGGTATAACCACTGTCCGAGCCTGATCCTGGGGTCAAAAGCATGTTGCTTTGGTAGACCGTAAAACGGTCAACAATGCCAACCTTGCCGTTGCGTAATGGAGACTCAGAGTCACCAGTTAAGTACGCTTGACGAAGCTCAGACTGCTTTAGCAACGAGATGAACTCAGGAGAAAGAACGATAAATCGACCTTCTTCTGGAATGTTCAAATTGTCTAATGCAGTAGACATGCTAAGAATGCTTGTTAAAACATTGGTAGCAGAGATCGTAGCTTGAGATTGGATAGTTGTAGCGCCGGTAACAACGCCAGCTAGTACGTCTGTCTCAACAGCAACACGCATACCTTCCGCAGCATCGTCAGACGCCTTAGAAACGTAATCGATGTCTGCTTGAGCTCTCAAGATGTCATCACCTAAGAAGCTGAAGTACTTAGCTTTATCGATAAGCAATTCAACCTTTGAGGTTGTCAATTCTTGAGTACTAACAGTACCTGTGTAGTTGTTGATCGTTACGGCTGGTACAGTTCTTATGGTTACCTTGTCGCCTTGACCAGAGATTTCGCCTTCGTAATCTGTATTAGAAATTGCAGGCAATACTGAAGTTTTGTAAAACTTCGCTTGAAGCAACTTGGAAAATACTTCAGGTATGAAGTTTACTTCAGAAGTAGTTCCAGTGCTGAATTGTGAAAAAGACATAACTTATTCCTTTAGCAAGAGTAAAATTAAGTCCGGATTTGATTCTTCGCATAGGCTTCCATAATCTCGGCTTGATGCTTCTCGAATTCTCGATTAGGCATTGCCTTGATCTCTTCCACCGTCCACGTTTTCTTTCCGGATTTTGTGTTGGTCTTACGGGCTGATGGCATTTTTGGTTCAGCCACCTTCCTCGCTTTTTCTAAGACCTTCTCTTGCGGCGTTGGTTCGCCAATACCCATATCCGCCTTAAACTTTTGCAACACAGAAACAGCGTCGTTAGAGCTTCCTTCGTTGACCCATCTTTGGATGGTTTGAGTCTGATCCGATAACCAGTCATTCCACTCAGTAGTGACGAGCAAGTCGTCAACGTCTGGGTGGTAATCTCTGATGCGAGACCAGTGTTCCTCAATTTCAACATTTTGTTCTCTCTCGTAAGCTACTCTTTGTTGTTGAGCTAAAGCTTCGCGGGTTTGTTGAACTTCAGTTTTCTGCTTTTCTAAAGCGTCGAGCAATGGACCTGCAATGTCAGGGTAGTTTTCCCTAACCTCATCAAGTCTGTCGTCCTTCTCTTCTTTGGCAGCTAACTGTTGACTTAACTCATCATTAACCCTCTGGAGATTCTCCATATGCTTACGGAGAGCAGAGGTTTCCTGCAAAGCTTTCGTCATTTTCGCCTGAGCATTTTTTACGCGCTGTTCCGCCTTAACGACGGCGTCGTCCAGTTGAGGTTCGCCGCGATCCTCATCTGACTCTTGAGTCTCAGCCACGAGTTCTTCAGCCGTATCCACAGACTCCGTGGGGGCTTCTTGTTGCTGCTCTTCCTGCTCTTCAGAGGTGTCCATATCAAGACCGTCACCTTGATTGGGTTCTGAATTAGCTTTCTGTGCCTGCTCCAAAATTTCTCGCGCTTCGCGTTCTAATTGCTCTGGATCATTTCTCATCATTCGTTCCTTGGGTCTACTTCTGTAGAGAGTCCTTTACATTTCGTAACCAGGTGTACTCGAAGGTGTCCGGTCACGGTTCAAGACAGCTTTCACTGTCTCTTCCAAACCAAGCATGAATCTGATCTCACTGACCTTTCCTTGCTTGGATCGAAAATACTTTTCATCCACCGTCTCTAGATCACGGTGGGCTTCCAATAATCTGTTTTCACATAA